ACATTGTATCAGTCATATTAGCGAGAACAAACTTACCAGATTTTATATATTCATCCATGTCCTTCAACATAGTATCTCTCATTTCATCAGTGTAATCTGCTGAAAACTCACCTCTAAACTCTTCGGGCCAACCCTTTGTAAAAGTTCTGTCATGATGTTGATATTCTAATTCACCATATGGATCTACTCCTACATGCATGTAATTATTTTTTACATTGTCCATGATAAGTTTAGAACCATGACCTTTACGTACACCTATTTCACAGCTGTAATGACCTTTACAGTCAAAGTCTTTAGCCCATTTTATAAGTAGATCGTATTCCTTACCATCTCCCTCAATCATAGCTTAAAGCCTTCTAAAACACCTAATTTTTCTTCTGCTTCAGTTATTTTTTGTAACTGTTTATCTACTTCATCAATGTGTTGTGGATGTTCACCAATACCTACAGAATTTTCTAAATATATTTTGATAGTAGCATCAGCTTCTGTAATTTGTGCATTATATCTAGCTTCTAATGCATCTATTATTGCTCTTCTCATTTTACATCCTTTCTTATTCTTTTCATTCTTTGCATCTCACTATACAATTCTTGCATGTTAAATGCACTACATTCAGCGACAAAAGAAAGTAATTCTTCACGCATACCTTTTTGTTCTTCATAAACTTTTGCTTTATTTTTACTTATCACTTCAAAGTGTTCTTCTTTTAACTCAGACATTTTGTTCCTTTCTAAAGTATTTTTTTGCTTTCATTCTTATGTATTCATGATCAAAGCCGGCAAACGTACACACCGCCTTAAAATCTGCGTTAGGTTCTGTAAACCATTTACGGGCTGAGTCATTATAGTTTCTATAAGACATTCCATAAGATTTAAAACCTTTACCTATTGCATCTTCAAGAGCTACGATTAAAACATTTCTCCATAAAGATTTAATAGGATCTCTATGTTCACCTGCTATATCAAGCGCTTTTAGACTTAAGTTTTCCATTAAGTTTTTTTACTTTCTCTTCAACTAACATTCTTATTACTTGTGCTCTGGACAAAGTGACCCCTGGTGCCAGAACCTTTGCTAACTTATCAATATTACCATAACAGGTATGATCAACAGCTAGACTTTTATATTTACTTATATCAGTCATTAGTATATCCTTTCGATTTATATATAATCATATAGGATTATTATATTTAATTACAAGGTTGTCAATGAAATTTTTTTTAACAATATACATATGCTCAGTTGTATCACAACAATGTGCTGAAATACCACCAGAAAAACACGATTATAAACGTCTTTATGGGACTCATTATGGATGTGTCCAAAAAGGGATAGGTGAATCATATGGAGTTATGTTTGATGGAAAAGTTTTTTCAGCTAACGTCATTGAGACCGCAGAATTGTATCCGAAGTTTTTGTGTGAGAAGGTTTCAAACTATCAAGAGAACGGACTACCCGATACCACTCCTCCCGTAGAGAAGGATCTTTAGTTTTATTATATTCTACCGCTAGAGCGTCTGCCCTGGCCGATATATTTTTTATGATGTGTTCTTTCATTTTTATTTAAGCTTTTCTTGTGACGTCGAGGACGCTTCTTAGGCTTATCTCTAGGCACGAAGTGAGTAAATTTTTGTCTAGCCATTGTTTTGTTTTATAAATTCTTTATCTCTTTCACTTAATTTTAAATATCTTATACTTCCATTTACATGTTGTCTAGTATCTGACCCACAATTTGTGCATCTATAATAATCAGTGACAATAGCAACTAATATAGTATCTTCTTGGCATTCTTCACAAACACCATGCACAGTATCTATATTACTGAAAGTTTTAAATTTATCCAACTACTTTACCATCTTTCCATTCCATATCTGGAAGTCCTTCAGTGTATCGTTTACCATCAAAAGTTAATACTTGTTTTCTGTTTGAATCTGATTCGTGATAAGATATGTGGACCCAGCCTCCTGCAGGATCGTCTTTGTCGTAGTATTCCATGATCAGCTGGTCAAAATCTACGTTATTTTGTAGCCAGTAAGCTGTTTTAATATTGGGCACTCCAAATATTTCTAGGTCGACGGCCTGGCCCTTCGCATGCTGCGAAGTCTTTTTGCTGCCGATTGCTTCACACAGCGCCTCGCTCCGGTAGCCGCTGGTAATCGTAACTGGTTTAGAAAAATGTGCACGTAGCGGTTCAAGAATCTCATAACATAGGTCACCTAAACTTTTAATTTCACCTGCTCCTGGTGTGTTATCAATTCCCTTACGTTGAGCAGTCATCGATTTGGTCATCTCTTTTAGAGTGAAGTGTTTTGAAAGTTGCATGAAAATTTTTTTTCCTATTCTAATATTAACTTTTTAATTGATAAAGATCCATCTATATTTGTCTCTAATTCTGCCATAGATTTTATGCATTGGTACTTGACATGTCCATCTTTTTTTAACTGACGTTTAGCTACACGTGCCCCTTTGAGACATTCAGACATCGAAGTTTGGATACGTGCCTCCTTAATTTCTCCATGTACAATCATAAGTAATGCTACCACCAACTCTGTCATAAAATTTTACCTTTGTTTTCACCTTGCTTGATAACATATTTTTGTGTACCATTCTTGCCGTGTTCAACAGACTTTTTTAAATTTTTAACAAAGTTCATTTGCTTAGCTTTCTTTTCCATGTCAGAAATATATTGTACAACTTGTCTAGTAATTCTTTCCATTTTCTCTAACCTTATCTTTTAATCCTTCAATATCTTCTAATGCTTTATCTAATTGTTCTCTTAAAAATTCTATATTAACTTTGTTAGTCATATTCATTTCTTGAGTTTCTTCCATTTTCTCTACAGTCTTATAAAGATCCTCAATTAAAAAATGTTGTTCCTGATCTGTAGGGACCTGTTCAGATTTTTTAAGTAAATCATTTTCAAACAACTCACGTGATGTCTCTAATGATACTAATCTTGAAGTCAGCTCTGTGTATGCAAACACACCCATTCCAACTAAAATTATTAGCGAGGCTACAGTTTTCATCGGCATCTGCACAGCAGCGGATTCTGATATATTTAAAGGTTTATTGCTCATCTATTTTTGGTTTTGGTAATGGTAATATTATTTTTTCGTCTGTCAAGTGTTTCGGTATTTCCAATCCACTTTTGTCCAATTTGGGTTTTATGAATTTATCTCCCATTAATTTTATGTCTGGGTTCTCTTTTTTATACTCATCTTTCATATCATCCCACAAACTTTGTGAATCAGCTGGTCTAGTATTATCTCGTGCAGGAGTTACACCTCTACATTTTGCTACTAATAAATTAAAATTAGAATTAAGTGCAAGACTAGGATTACTATTTACTCTACCACACATCTTCATTAACTCTAATTGTTGTTTGATTGCTACGTTTTCTTTTGATGTTTTACAATCTGTACCTAAATATTTTCTGTAAGTTATACCAAAATTTTGTTGTTCATTAGTGCTGCTGTCACTATAATTATAATCTGTATCTCTTCTTTCAATTCTAAAATCTAATTCTCCACATCTTACACCATACTCGTTAAGGTATTCGTTTCTAGGATATGCAGGTTCGGCAAAGAATGCTAACATAGTTAGCATTAAAATAAGTAGTGCTGTAAACCTGTAATTCATCCTGAGAACCTCCATACATTACCTGTTTAAATCCTTAATATCATAGTCATGTTCTCTAACTTGATCTGCTAATTGTCTGTATAAATTTTCTGCCATCTGCCAAGTAGACTCAGCAGAAGTTAGTCTTGTGTTTTGATCTACAATTTTATCTTCAGCAACTTTTAAATCTCTTTTAAGATCTACGATTTCTTGCTGATTAGTATTGATAGTGTCTGTAAGATTAACAATATAACGAACACCAGTAAAAGTTCCGACTAAGACCGAAGCCACAACCGGAACTAATACAAAATTTTTTTTTAATAAGTCTGCTAAATTCATTAGTCTTTTATTCCAAAAAACCAACTTTTGATTTTTTCCCAAATCTTACAGCAAATATTTTCACATTTTTTAATCATTTTTCTTTTCCTCCATCTCGTAAAAAAAATTGTCAGTGTCTTCTGTTTTCCACTTACCAGTATCTTCTACATTCCATTCATTTGTTTGTACCTTCCAATCAGGAACATTATCTTTCACTGTGAAAGAAGGTAGGTCCCAAATGCATCTGTTGTTTGGTTGTGCTGCAAAATTGCCATCGTCTAGTGCAATTATGTGAGCGCACTTATGTTCGTGCGGTATCTCTGAATGATCAGTGTCAACTATATTACTCTCTGGATGTGCAAAGTCAATTGTAAATAAATATTTACCATGATGCCACTTTTTATCTTTACCTATGTATTTACCAGCTTGTCCGTCTAGAATATCATAACTAGTAACAGCAGGATAATAACTAAAAGAATTCCAAAGCTCCAGTTCATCAAGTCTTTTGGTTGGAACAGACTTGGGTTCATAACCACGTTGAATAAAAGCCGTGATTGGGAGACGATAAAAGATTGCACCATTTTCCATAATAGCATGCCATAGGATAGCCCTACCTGACATACAGCTAATACCAAACACAATGCAGTCTTCAACTTCTCCGTGATGTTTTTTAAGATCATATAAATACTCCCTTTTTATCTGGGCGTATTGTACAGGAATATTTGCATTTAAGTAAGCCATAAAATAACCTCATTTTATTTCACCCCAATTAGGTCCTGATTCATAATCTACCTTATTAGGTATTTGTAAGTCAACTGCATGTTCCATTATATCTTTTATTTTTGCAGCTTCCAAATCATTTGTGACAGATATATCAAGTTCATCATGTATCTGTATATGTGGTGTAATACCCTCTTTCCATAAATCTAACATAGCTTTTTTTGTCATGTCGGCAGCACTACCTTGAATTAATTTATTTAAAGCTTTGTATGTAAAAGCTCTACGACTATCATTTTCATGCCAATAGTTTTTTTGTTTATTGCCTTCTTTGTCAATAATAAATTCACCTTCTTCATCTTTCATGTAAGGACCCATTGCTTGTAATTCTAACATTCTTTCATGATCTTGAGGAGGAATGTATTTACCCCAATCATTACCTTTTAATACCGGTTCATATTTAGGAAATCTACATTTTCTATTTAGAATAGTTTTAATTTTACCATTACGTTGAGCTGCAGTCATAAGTTTGTTTGTTAATTGTTTTACAAATGGAACCTTGCTGTGATAAACACCAAAAAGTTCATCAGCTTTAGTTTTACTTACACCTAACTCAGCCATGAGTTTAGCTTTACCCATTCCATAAAACAAACCTAAGTTAATTACTTTAGCCTGACCTCTTGGAATCTTAGCCATATCAGATACTAACTGGTGAAAGTCAGCGTTAGGATTGTGATCATATGAATCTGCAATTTCATTTACAGATGCAAGTTTAAATCTTAATGCATACTCTGTAACTAATCTTGGTTCTTGTTGTGAGTAATCAAACGTACCCCATTTGCAACCTTCTTCAGGTATAAATAAACTTCTAATTAATGGACCAGTTTCTGGGTCCTTTGCCGGAATCTGTTGTAAATTAGGATTAGAATAACTGAATCTACCTGTCACAGTTCCTCCATCATCAGATCTAATTTGATTTATTTCTGCATGAATTCTACCTTTGTGTTCATGTCTTAATATTGTATCAATAAAAGTTGTATTGACCTTGTTTATTTTTCTGGCTTCTGCTATCATTTTAATTGTAGGATGTTCATGCACAGAGAGGAAATTTTTAGTAAATGAAGGCGCACCTGTTTTTTCAGTTTTATCAAAAGGTAAATTTAATTTTTCAAAAACTTTTTGAATACTTCTTGCAGCCCATATTTGAGTTTCTATTCCTGTGTCTATTTTTATTTGGTGTATCAATCGTTCTTCTTTTCGGGTCAATTCTTTTTTTAATTGATTGGCTTTTGTCACGTCTACCCGCACCCCTAGGAAACGCATATCAACGAGACAAGGAAATAAATCAGTCTCTAAATTAAATATCTGTTGACAATCTTCTTCTACTAATAATTTTTTCATATGTTGCCAAAGTTTAAAAGTTAACTCTGCATCTTTTTCTGCATAAGCACCTACTTCACTTGCAGGTAATCTCCACATGTCAGCTTTTGGATCTAGTCCCCTTGATTTTGCAGCTTCATTTAAAGCTCTTTCATTTTTACCTTCACCTAAATAATGCCAAGACAAAGCATTAAGTGTATATGCAAATCTATTCTCATCTAAAACAGAACATGCAATCATAGTATCTACGATTAAACCATTGATATTTATACCTAAATTACGTATCCAACATACGTCATACATTGCATTGTGAAATATTTTTGTAGCCGGACACTCACAAATATCTTTAAACCATTCTAAAGTTTTTTTTCTATCCATGTTGGGAGCTTCACCATGAGCAATTGGAAAATACCATTTGTCATTATATGTAGCAACTGCGATACCCACTACTTCACCATTACCTGTAACTGCACCAGAACCTTTTGATTTTAAATCTGGATCACGTGTTTCTAAGTCAATTGCAATTTCATCATAATCTCTTAGGTCAGGATATTCAGTAGGTTGTACCCATTCCGTTTGTGTTAAATATTTAGGAATTTTCATTTTTTATAACCATATCCTTTTTTTCTATTTCCATATAATTTTTGCCATGACCATGAAGTCAAAGCTGTTGAGTAATGATATATTTTTTCTAGTATATACTTAATCATTTTTTAGCTTTCATATCTTTTATTTTTAACATCTCCAACTGACAGTAGTGTACAATCTTTTTAAGATCTTCTACTCCACCCTTTCTCTGATACCTACAAACGTATTTAATAACGTTGCCTTGAAAAAATGATAAATCATTTTTAGAAATAAATTCATAAGGTTGAATGGGAAACTTAGTGTAGTGATTCCCGCCTACCTGGGTATACTGTGGAAATGTTTCTTTAAATATATCGTCGTGTGTCATAGTTGATACTCCTTTAATATTTTTTTTGCTTTCAATTTATATAAGTTATTTCTTGCTCTTGTGGTGCCCACATACCATACTCTATGCTCTTCATCTTGTTTGTCAACACTTAGACGAATACTTTTTTGTACTTTAGCACCTTGATGTAAAGATAATATTACATTGTCTTCTTCACCACCTTTAGCTGCATGAATTGTAGATAACCACACTCTTGCATTTTCAGAAAGTTTTTCACCTCCAGAAATTATATTTCGAATATAAAGTATTTCTTTCTGATCACCAACGAAAACGTCATACCAATTTTTTTTAGGATTCCAATTCCCATTGGGAATAAAATCTTTTACATCATTTATTTCTCTTTCACTTAATAGTTCATCCATAGTCCACTTTGTATAAGCAGTAGCTGCATTATACATACCAACATTAAAACTTTTACCTTTGTTGGTTTGATAATAAATATTTTTAGATTTTAATTCTTTTGCTATGTCTAATAAATTGCTTTTAGTTCTTGTAAGAATTAACCATTTACCTTTTGTAAGATCTACTTGTCCTAAATTACTTATGTGTTGTGAGTGTCCTTCTTCGTTCCGTGGTAAATATTCTTTGTGTTTCCTGATGCCTGATATACGATCCACTGTTATTTGAGATTGTTGCTGTACAGCCTTTGACACTCTTCTAGAATATCTTAAAACTTTTTCATGAGCAGGTTCTTTTATAAATCTATTTACATCAGCACCAGCCCAAGCAAAAATAGCTTGGTCATCATCACCAGCTAAATACATATCATCACAATGTTCTTTTAATTTATCAAAAAGTTTCCACTGTAATGGTGATAAATCTTGTGCTTCGTCAATAAAAATGGCTTTAAATCTAGGTATTTTGTTAGACTCAATAGCCTGAGTAATTAAATCATTAAAGTCTAGTAAGTAATTTTTCTTTTTGTATTCCTGTAAGTTTATGTAAATGTGTTTAAGTGTAGGCCAATATATATCTTTTCTATCATGTTCATTAAGATTGTATTCATCTTCTATATCTATGTTTTTATTAATAGCTCTACTAATCATTTGAAAATAAGGATTATTACAAGTTAAGAAATGAGTTTCTTCTTCATTATATTTATCTGTAAAACTAACTCTCACATTTAACATCTTACCTAAATCTTCATAATGATGTGGTTGAATAATATCTTCTTCAGTTTTATTTAATAAGTGAAAACAAAAAGCATGAAGTGTTTGAAAGTATGGAGCTTGTTTTTCATCTACACCAATTCTTTTTCTAGCCTCACCTGCAGCTTTTCTTGTAAAAGCAAAATAACCTATCTTATGATAAGGTGTACCTGTTCTAACATAAGCATTAACTCTACGAATTAATCTAAATGTTTTACCTGTACCTGGTGGTCCATATATTTTAATTAACTTTTTCATTTTTTCTTTTAAAAGTATCTAATAAAGTTCCTGTAAATCCAAAACTACCATGATGAGTTGTTTCTCCATCAGCTACAGCATAGAATTTAAAACCTGCTTGTGTTGCAAGATTACAAAAATGTGTATCTTCTCCCCACCAATAACCAGATTTTTGATCAAACACTGTGTCCCAAAAATTATAAAAATAAGAATTAGCTTTTTCTGATATAGCTTCTTTTTGTTTTATTTTTAACTTAGGATAATCTTTTATAAGTTTTTCATATACTCTTCTGTGTATTAAAGTTAATCCAGCAGGTCCTACAGTTATTTCAGTCAATCCTTTATTATCTATTTGAATATCTGTTGGATCCTTAAATGCTACAGAATACTTAACACTATTATCTTGTGTCTTTTTTCTATAGGGTGTGCATATCATATCTTTTTCCGATAATAACATTCTTCCAACTACTTTTGGATCAAACTCTACATCTGAATCTACAAATAATTGATACTCATAGCCGGATGCTAAAAACATTGCGGTTAAAACATTTCTTCCGTAACCAACATAAGGACATTTAAATGTACTTACTTCAGTTTTAATTTTAGCTTGTGTAAACTTATCAAATAATTTTATTAATGATAAGCCTGTTGATACTTGCATGGTATCGTATGTAGGCATACATACAAATACACTAGGTAGTTTTTTCGTCATACTATATTCTCCTTATCTTCTATTATTATTTTTTCATCTGGTATTTCTTCCTTCATCAAATCACCCGCTGGTATTTTTAAACATCTTACAGGTGGAAATGATTTTTCACTTTCTCCTTTGGGAAATCTTTTTTGAATACCAAACTCACCTTTGAAATAGGTTTTAACCAGCGTACCTGTTCTAGGTCGATCTTGATTCCATTCATTTCTTTTGATTTCCTCATAGAATTTATCATAGTCAAAGTAATAAAACTCATCATCTTTTAATACGGCTCCACTTTTAAACGAAGCATATGTTTTAGCTTCTGGTCCATTTACATAATCTTCTAAATATTTCTTTAACATCTCAATAGGATTGGTCCCAGCAGGTGGTTTAATATCCTCTTTAGTGGCCCATAGAGCGTCCAGGATAGGCTGATAGTCATTATTCTTGATAATGGGTGGAAATATAGATGTTTGGTCTGCTATAAGTGCTCTCATTTCTTTCATTTCTGCTATCTTTTTAATAGTCTTTGCGTGTATTTGTACTACCTTACTGTCAGATAACTCTACATTAAAAAAATATTCTGGATCAGGTTTATAATCTATTTTAATTAAACCTGATATTTGAGGCCAACTACTTTCTTTATGACTACCAATACCAAACTTTCTACGCAGGCAAGTTCCCTTTGCACAAAAAGAAGAGATAGGTAAATCATGACAAGTATGTCCGGCTGTATCTTTGTCCCAACTTTTTATTTTTTGTTTTACTTTTTCATCACCCCAAGTTTGATCATACTTAATAAAATCTCTAGCTGCATCTAATAATTTAGTTTTCCAATCATCTTTGTGTTTCTTTTTAACAAACACCATGTAGTTAAATAAAAATCTATCTCTCTCATCTTTTAATTTGTTTCCTGATTCCTGTACCTGTTTGCATATCATCTGTAAACATGGAGGACCATCTAATAAATCTTCTGGACCACCAGTTAATATTTCTTTTACTTTTTTATTTGATACTTCTTTTAATGATTCTTTTGTTTGTAAATTATCTTTAACTACGTTTATAAAATCATCAAACTCTAATTCTTTTCCATCAGGTAATAAAGCTTTACGTTCTGTTTTTTTAAAATAAGGTAAGTTAATAAATGATCCAGAAGTTCTGATGTTATCTTGATTCATACCTAACTGTGTTTGTTTAGGAAATATTTCTGTTTTAGATGATAAACCAAATAAGAATAATAAATTTTGTAAAAACTCTCTAATTAAAGTTGCAGGTACTTTCTCTGCTGTAAATACATAAATGTGAAGTCCATTACTTTTTGATTTAATTGGAACCACAGGTAAATTTTTTTCTTCTATTATTTTTAAATAATGTTGAATATCAAAACTAGAATAATCTGATGGATCAATATCAATAGCACCAAAGCTAGCCATGCCATTATCATCACATGCTTGTATACCTATTGCACGTTTACCATCTAAATGATCTTGATAATCTTGATCAGATATATTTCTTTTAGACCAACCATAATCACCTGGATCAAATTTTAATTTATTTGTTTGTGGATCATGATAACCATTGTTAACATTACAGAAACCAAAGTCTCTTTCTAGACCACTAAAATATTTTCTAAATTCTTTCATAATTTACACGGCGCCTTCAGTCTCCCTCCAGCGCCGCTGTTATAACAATGTATTATACTATGTCTTGTTGCTTTTGACTAGCATCATATTTAGGTTTAGCAGTTCCTTTAGAAACTTGTTTCTGAAGTTGTGCTGCTATCTCATACATAGATGCATCATCTTTATTACCAATATCAAGATTTCTTACTCTTGATGGTTTGTAGACATGCCAGCTTTTGCTACCTGCCGTCTTACCCATTGTGTTTAATTTATACACAGCTGAATAACTTGCAGGATTAAATGAACCTTGATCATCTGTGAATCTAAGATTCTTGATAAGGTTATTTAGTTCCCTCGCTGGAGATAAGTTAGAAGATCTCATTGGTATTACTGCAGGTTTTAACTCTCCATCTACCATTGCTAGTACATAGAAATATGCAGTCTTCTCAACATAATTACCATTAGGTAATCTGTATCTTCCATTCTTTTCTTCCACAGCATCGGCTGGAATCTCTAAGTGAGTTCCTACTGGAGCTGAAGCACTATCGCCTCTCTCCTGCCATTCAGGATACCTAGTTTGAGCATGAGCGATTATAATGTCTAATCCCTCTTGTCCATCTATAAGTTTACCAAACCCTGATGCATAAATCATACCAGGTTTAGCTCCTTCTACATGCTTGGCATCTCTCTCATTACATTCTGGTGACAGCTGATGTAAGATTTTCAGAATCGGTGTTGATACGTCATCTGCTTTTATCTCTTCAGCTCCTTTACCAGAATCTGCTCTGAGATTGATAGTTGCTAATGCACCTGCATTAGCTTT